CCCAATCCCCTGCGGTTCCTCCTGCGGTTCCTCCTGTGGCTCCTCCTGTGGCTCCAACTACCGCCCCTGCGGGCACCCAAGGCGAGATGTTCACCCCCGCAGAAATGGGTGTGGGCAAAGCCCCTGCCGCTACCGCAGCGACGCCCCCCGCCGCCGAACCGGCAGCCACTACCCCCGAAGGGCAGATGGACCTCGGTCTGGACTTCCAGCGCGAAGTGGAGCAGCTGTATCTGGAGCGCGAACGTCTCAAGCAGCAGGCACAGACTCCGGAAGTCAAAGCTCGAGTCGCTGACCTGTCCAACCAGATTCGCAGCTACGAGGAGATGAGCTTTGCTGAGCGCCAAGCGCAGGCAGAAGCCGATGCCGAACGTGCCCGCCAAGACCGAGCTGGGGCGCAAAAGTTCCCCGCACTGGCGGGCGCCCCTGATTTGCTCACGCTCTCCGATGAGGTCAAAGCTCGCACACAAGGCGATTTGTTTGGTGGTGAGCCAGCGCCGCTCCCCCCGACTACCGAAGCCGCCGCAGAACCCGGTGCACCCACCCCCGTGCCGCCCTACCAGCGCACTGGCCCGTACCAGTACAAACTGCCGCTGCGCGGTGGGGAAGCCGTCACCCCGTTCACCATGCAGGACGTGGAGAACACCGGGATTGCCCCCAGCACGACCCGTGGTTGGTTCGAGCAGAACGTCGTGGGCAAAACCACTGCCGAGGTGCAGCAGTTGGTGGATAAGGACCCGAGCCTGATCGAAGGCAAGGGCAAACGCGCCAAAATTCTGCGAGAACTACTGGCCCCGCAAGCTGCGCCATTCGCTGAGGAGAAACCAAGTGCCAAGACCCGCCCCGAAAAGCCTGCGCCTGAGCAGCGAAATGAGCCCCGAGTTGGTGAGCCAAGCGTGGGAGTTCCTAGCGAGCCTGCAGGCGCCGTCGTTCCTAAACCCGGAGCCCGAGTGGCCAGACCCGCCAAAGCACCTGCAACACCTGTCGGACGCGGATTGGTACCTGCTGGACAGCCTGCTGTGCCGGGAGTTGAAGCTCAAGGAGTCGAGCCCGCTGCAGTAGAAGATGAAGAAGCCCAGCGCCAGCGTGAAGCCGCTGAGATGGCGGCAGCTTTGGCTCGTCAACAAGGCCGGGCCGGCCGCGACCGCGTGGCTCCTCCCCGTGCAGAGGTAGCGCCTACTGCGCAACAAACGCAGCCCATCCCCGAGAAGCTGTACGAGCCGATCGGCACGTCCGAGATCGGCATGGAAGAGGGCCAGAAGGAAATCCTGCGCGGGCCGCAGGCCATGCTGTTCCCCATGAGCAAGCGCGAGGAGATTGAGTACGCCGAGCGCCCGCGTGAGGAGCCCGCCGCCGAAGAGGCCGCAGCCCCGGAAGCCGCCAAAGACGAGCGCCAAGGCGAACTCAGCTTTTCGTTTGAGGAAAAGCCCACGGAAGAAGTCGCGCCGGCCGCCACCCCCACGCCATCTGATGAAGCCACCCTCAAAGCGATCGCGGGTAAGCCCATGCTGGATGTGGCGCAGTGGGCAGCCGACAACCTACCGGACCCGGACCAAAAAGTCATCGCGCGGCGCGTGCTGGTGAAGCTGCGCCAGTTGGAAGCTGCAGGGGTAAACCTCCTGCCGGTGGAAGTCACGCCGGAAGGCCGTCGCCTGATCGGCGCCCGGGGGGCTACCTCGCTACGCCGCGATCGGAAGACCGGCAAGCCAACTACGCTCAAGATTACGCTGAACCATCCGTCGAACGGCGCATCGACGGGAACTAACCCTGAGACCATTCTGCACGAGCTGCTACACGCAGCCACGCTGGGCACGATTGAGCTGGGGAAATATAAGTCGGCGGAAGGCACGAAAGTCGGTACCGCAACCCGCGAGCTGCTGGCACTGGCCAACGCCGTGGTCCAGCACTTCAACGCGCGTGCCGTAAACGGGCAGGCGGGCCTCACCGACTTCGAGAAAAAAGTCTTCGCCCGCGCCAACAACGCACTGGCCGATGAGCACGAGATTCTGGTTTGGGCGCTGTCGAACCGCGAGATGCAGCAGTACATGGAGTCCATCCCGTACAAGGGCCAGACTGCTTGGGACAAGTTCACCACGTTTGTTCGTGACCTGCTGGGCATCCCCGCCAAAGCTGACACGGCGTTGTCCGAAGCGCTGCGCGTGGGCGGCAAGCTGCTGGATTTGACCGCCGAAGACATCCGTGGGGTGGAGCGACAAACCGGCAAGAAGCTTGCCAAGGCAGCCCCCGAAATCAAGCCAGTGGACCCTAACAGCGCCGAGTTCAAACGGTGGTTTGGCGACTCAAAGGTCAAGGACGGTGGCCAGCCAATGGTCGTGTACACCGGCACCTCAAAGGACGTGGACTTTAACAAGTTCAAAGTACCGCGCAACGGCGCGTGGTTTACGACCGACCCGGCAGCGGCGTCGCAGTACGCTGTCGAGAACGACAGCATGGGGTTCAAGTGGGAGGGCGGCCGCCCCGTGGAGGTCAACACGGCGGCCCGAGTTATTCCGGCCTACTTGAAGATTGAAAAGCCCTACACGCTCACTGACGAAGAGTACAACAAGCTCTCCCGGTCTCCAAACTACAAGAAAGCCCAGAGTGAGGTATTTGACTCTGTGCGGGCGCGTGGGTATGACGGAATTGATTGGGGCGGCGGAATCTGGGTGGCTCTCAAAGTCCCGAGTCAGATCAAGTCTGCGCTTGGCAACACTGGCGCATACAGCGACGAGGACACCCGTATCCAGTTCCAAGTCTCTGCCTCTACCGAGTCCCTGATCGACAGCATGGGTCCGCTGGACCCGGACCAGAAGACCGGACTCAAGGCGCTGATTCCGTCGTTCAAGGCCAGCATGTCGCCGGCCGAACCGAACTACGCGACCAAGTTCCGCACCCAGACAGCGGACGCTGCTGCCACGATCGAACACCGCTTGCGCGAGCAGTTTGACGGCGCCGTGCGCGATAGTCTCGGCAAGCTCAACCCCATGGGTCTGTACCGGCAGGCACAAGACTACACCAAGACCCTGCTGGAGTTCTTCCAAGTGGGCGGGCTGGTCAAGGACCCCGCCACGGGGCTGTGGGTTGTGCAGGGCAAAGAGGGCGTGCGGCCTCCCGCAGAGGTCTACAGTCTCATCGACGCTTGGGGCGCCAAGAACGGCTACGACCGCGATCGGGCCACCCAGATTGCCAGCCGTATCCTCGAAGGTGTGCGTCTGGACGCCATGCGCACGGCCAACAAGACCCAAAACACGAGCTTCCTGCTGCACCTCAAGGACCCCGAGATTGACCAGCTTGTGCGGGAGTACAACGCTGACCCCGACCTGCAAGCCATGAGCAAGGCCATGGACGAGTCTCGTCTGGCGATGGTGGACAACATGGTGGCCGTCGGCCGCCTGACCCCCGAGCAGGGCGCAGAGTGGAAAGCAGTCGCGGGCTACGTGCCGTTCGACCGCATCGACGACTTTGCCTCCGGGTTCAACAAGATCAAGAAGGTCAGCAACAAGGGGCTGGCTCAGGTCGGCAAGCTGCCGGAACTGGTGGGCTCGCTCAACCGCCCGGTGGGCAATGTGTTCGACAACTACCTGAACACGATGGGTTGGATGGTCGGCCAGACCATGAAGACCGACGGCACCGTGCAGACCCTGCGCAGCTTGGAGGACCTTGGCTACGCCAAGTTCTTGGGCCGCAGCACCCAGCAGAAAGAGAACACCGTCGGCGGCTATGTCGGCGGGGAGATGATGTACTGGGAACTGCCCAGCAAGTACGACGTGCTGGCGTTCAAGGACTTGAACCCGCCCAAAGCCGGCTGGCTGCGCAACCTCGGCAAGTTCTCCAACGTGCTGCGGAAATCGGTGACGGCCCTGCCGCCCTTTGCGCTCAAGCAGGTAACGGACGACGTGCAGCGTGCCATCATGACCTCGGGTGTGAAGAACCCCGGCGCCCTGCTGCGCATGTCGCTTTCCAACTTTGGCGGGCTGGCACTGGCAGAACTGCGCGGTATCCAGCATCCGTCCGTTCGTGAGTTCGGCCGCCTCGGCCTGACCGGCGAATACGACTTCGAGTCCGGTAAGCCTGCCGTGTCGCTGCTCAAGGACTTGGGCTACAAGAAGCGCGGCAAGTTTGAGACCCTCATGCACCGTCTGGATGGCATCACCCGGGCTTCCGATCTGGCAGTCCGCAAGGCCATCTACGACCAAACCATGAAGGAGACCAACGATGCACTGCTGGCCCAGACCCGGGCCCGGGAATTCATCAACTTCCGTCGCCGCGGTGCCAGCGACTTCGTGGGGGCGATGGTCACGACCATTCCGTTCTTTAACGCCTACATCCAAGGTATGGATGTGCTGTACCGCGCAGCGTCGGGCAAGGATTCCAGCTCGTCGGTGGGACGGGCACAAGCCCGCAAGTTTTTCTGGAGCCGCGCCGCTACCGTGATGATGCTCAGCTCGCTGTATGCGCTGGGTGCCGGGGACGACGAGGACTACCAAGAAATGGACCTGCGGACCCGGGACAGCAACTGGATTCTGCCGGGCGGGTTCAAGCTGCCGGTGCCGACCGAACTGGGCGCGTTGTTCAAAGTGGTCCCCGAGCGCGTGGTGGAATACATGCGCAGGCAGGGTACCCCGGAGGAGCAGACCGCATGGGAAGCAACCCGCACCGCCCTGAGCTACATGTTCGAGCAGTACGTCGGCCGGACGGTGCCTGTGCCGCAAGCAGTCAAGCCGCTGCTGGAGGCGTGGACCAACTACTCGTTCTTCACGGGCCGCGAACTGGAGGGCATCTACCAGAAGCAGCAGGACCCCAGCATGCGCCGGGCATCCAATACGTCTGAACTGGCAATCGCCATCGCCAACTTCGCCCGCGACGTCGTGGGTGTGGATAAGGTCTCCCCGATTCTTGTGGATAACGCACTGAACGGGTACTTCGGGTCGACCGCCGGCCTGCTGGTGGCCATGACTGACTCCCTGCTGAACCCAACGCGGGTCGATCGCCCACTGCACAAATGGGCGCTGGTGTCGAACTACATGTACGACCCGGTGGGCACCCGCCGCATGACTGAGTTCTACGAGGAGCGCGAGAAGGTTGGCCGGGCCAACGCCACGCTCAACGAGCTGCTGAAGACCGACCTCGATCGGGCCGCAGAGTACGCCGAGAAAAACGCTGACCTGCTGATGCTGGAGAGTGGCATCAACTCGACGCTGGAACAGCTCGAGCGCACCCGGGCCTACCGTAAGTACCTCAACAGCCCCATGGGTGCCGAGGACATGCCGAAAGAAGAGCGCGAGGCCGAGCTGCAAGAACTGCGCAAGATGGAGGTCGAGCTGACCGGCTGGCTGCGCGAGGCCAAGGCGGCTATCCGCTAACCGACGCGCCAGACCCGAGCCCCGTACCGCCCGTATTCCACGCGGGTGCGTACGGTCAGCTTGATTTCCAAGTGCCGCTCGATGGGCTGCAGGACTTCCCTCACCTGTATGGCGGTGGCGACGGTGGGTATGAAGAACGAGGAGCCGAGGGTCACTCGGCTCCAGTCAATGAAGTACTCCACGCCTTTGAGCGAGACGACCCGAGGGTCGCCCACAAACTCACGCTTCGGCCGTCCCATCGGCGAATGAGTGCTCGTCAAGACCGATCGCAGCGCCATCGAACACGTAGCACCGCACCGCCAGACCGCTCAGGCCGCCCACCGCACCGGCACCGATTCGGGTCGTGTGGGACTTGCCCTCGTACTTGACGATGCCCGCCGCTGCCAGTTTGGCCAGACTGTCCTTCACGTCCACCTGTCGGCTTGCAAAGTACTTGCGGTACTCGGCCACCGTGATGTAGAGTTCTTTCGTGTCTGGCTCGTACCGAAGCTTGAGGGAGCCCTTTGGCATCGTGATCGGTGCCGCCGGTACGCCGCCCTTGGCCGGGTGGTTGATGACCAGTGCGTTGTTGACGTTCTCGTTGATGAATGCAGCCAGCGTTTCCTTGGCAACAGTCAGCATGTCGCCGCTGTCGATCTTGGATGCCGACTTGGCCTGAGTCACCACTTCCAGTGCGTAGCCGTAGATACGCTTGATGTCGATGTCATGCAGCCCGAGCTTCTTGGCGATCATGGCGCCGGTGAAGGCACATGCCAATATGCACGAATAGAAACGGTCTGACTGGTCCAGATTAAGCGCCTTGTCGATCTGCGCCTGCATCTTCAGGCAGGAATCCCGCACGGTGTCGATGTTGCTGACCACGAACTGGATGAACAGCGGGCCGGCCACGCCGTAGTTGTCGTTGAGCTTGCCAAACACCGCGTCAATCTCGGACTTGGTTGCGCCGGTGTACTTCGGCACGGATATTTCCAAGATGCGGCGCAGTTCGCCATCGGCCGTGTTCTTGAGCTGCTGCAGCGCGTCAACCACGGAGGCGTTACCCGACGTGATCGTGATGTTGCACCACGTTGTCGAGTTGGCCCGCAGCTTGTTGGTCTGCGCTTCCATGCGGTGCTTACCCCGCCCGGAGGTGAAACCGTAGGCGTAGTCGGACAGGACCTCGGCCTTCTCGTTGGTGATTTCGTCCACGGTGAACGCGATGCTGTTCATCATGCCCAGCATGTGCATCTTCGAGGCGTAGGTGTCTTCTTTTTTCATCAGTAGCTCATCTGGTGAGCCAAAGATGGAGTTGACCACCATCTGTGCCGTGGACTTGCCGGAGCCCGAGCCGTTGTGCTTGAGGTGCACCTGCGCACCCTTGACGTGGTTGCCGCCGATCAGTTTGAGCAGAGGCGAGCCCAGCCCGAAGAAGAACGTCAGCGCGTGTGGCTCAAGGCCGGGCCGATCGTAGAAGTTCACGATCTGACGCCACTCTTCGAGCGCGCCGGTGGGCCGGAACGATGCAGCCAACTGACGGGTTCCGCTGGCAGGGGGCGCCAGCTTCACGCCGCTTGCGGTGTATTCGACTTCACCAACAACGAACCCCTGCATGTCGTGGGTCCAGCCCATCTGGTTGCGGGTCTTGCTGGCAGAGAACTGCTGCTGCAGCTTGCGTATGGTTGATGCGAAGTAAGCCATGAGGGCGTCCAGATGTTTTCCGTATGCGACGACGCCGTGCTTGATCAGCAGGTCGCGCATCTTGTCCTTGGTGAACAGCGTGGTGACCGGGGCGTAGAAGCGGCGCACACCGTCACGCTTCATGTGCAGGTTGATACCCACCATCTCCCCGTCGCCGTCGCCGCCTTCGTCAATGTCGTAGAAGCGCTCAGTCAGGTAGAGGTCATGCGGGTAGATTTCAATCTCTTTCTCTTCGCCGTCCGGGGTGCGCTCCTTCTTGAAGACCCCGCCGTTGACGCCCCGGAAGTACGGGAACGGGTAGGCTGGGATGGCCATGGTCACGGCCGGGGACTCTTCGTCCTGCGGCTTCTCGATCATGTACTGATCGTTCTCGACCGGGGCTTCCTGCACGATCTTGCCCAGCATGATGGGGCTGCCGACCTTCTGCTTGCAGCCTTCGCATCCCGACGGATTGTTGGTGCGGTACCACTCGCAGGTGTAGGGGCCCTTGGTCTCAGCGGCCTTGGCTTCGGTGTTCGATGCGGTGTAGCCGGGGTGCGCCTTGGAGAGCTGGTGGATGGCCTTCGGACCGTCCTCACAGCGTGTAGCCACCGACAGGGCGGCGCGCCACAAGGGCTCTTCCAGCGTAGCAGCCTCGACCACTGCGATCTTGATCTGGTTGCAGCCGTCGTCCTTGAGACTGCGGCGCACGATACGACTGAACGAACACGAAGGGAACTCGCCACCCAACTCGCGGGTGGTGTCGTCCATGCCAAACTGCCGGGCTGCGGACAGGTCCATTGCGGGAGCCGGGAGCAGCTTGATGAAGTCAGCCAGCGAAACGGGTGCACCAGCCACGGCCACCTGAACGGGGCGCTGCTGGTTGTTCTTGAAGTTGTAGGTGCCGGGCACACGCAGGATACGCGCACGGTCCGCAGTCACCGCAGGGTCTGCATGCAGGTTGTGGTCTGCACACAATTTTTTCAGGGCCCGGGCGTGGGGGAACCACACCTCGGCAGGTACGTCTTCGGTCAGGGGCCAGTACACATGCAGGCCGCCACCCGAGTTGACGATGTAGGGAGTCGGCATACCGACCGAGCGGACGAATTCGCTCAGGGCAACCGATGCTTCATTTTGGTCGACGTACGGCTTGCCTAAGCCGCAGTCAAGGTCAAGGAAAAAAGCGCGCAGGAACGCTGCATTGTCAGCAGTGCGGCCATCAGCGGCGTCCTTGAACGACGCCAGTGCGAAATACGCATCTACTCCTTGAGAGGCCATGCCATCAGCGGCAGCCTCCACGTCCTCGATCGTTGGGTGAAACGACTGCCGGACGGTGCCTGACCGGATACCCACGGCGCAGTAGACGCCCTGTGTGGGTAGAACGGAGTTAAGAAAGTCAGTCACGGAACCTCACGGACAACTGGATGAGACAAAAAGGGCGGCGAGTTTCCCCGCCGCCCGACTGAGAGATTACTTGCGCTTGGGCGTACCGTTGCCGGTCAGCATGTCGGAGCTAATCAGCTCTGCAGCGCGAGTCATCTCAGCAAGGTGGCGCGGGTGCGGCACCGTTTGTCCAGTCATCCAGTTGTAGACCGTGCTGCGCGAGACCCCGAACCAAGCAGCCAGATGGGTGATCGGCTGTGGGTTACGCATGCAGGCCTTCACGAAGACCCGCAGTGCCAGAGGCTCATGCTTCACGCCCTTAACGCGCTGGACAAAAAAGGAATCGTACCCGCGCATTACCTTCACTCCTCATCCGTAGCCCAGTCGTCCAGAATCGCAGCCACGTTCTTGGTTGCGGGTGCAGCGGCCTCAGCCTTGGGCTTGCTGGCGCGCTTGGTCGGTTCGGGCATCTCTTCAGCTTCCACCTTGTCGGCCTTGGCAGGAATCTCTTCCTTGAAGGCTTGCGGCAGGGCGGTTTGCTGCTCACCCTTGGACTTGCCCACCACCATCTTGAACTCGACGGCTTGCTTGGCGTCCTCGGTCTGGCTCTGCGTCTTGGCCACTTCCCACTCTTCGCGGGTCAGGGGGCGCACGGCGCGGAACTTGAGCACAGGCACAGCTTCGCTGGTGTCGAAACGGGCTTCGGTCACGATGCCGGTGATTGGAATACCGTGGCCAGCAAGGAACTTGCCGAACGCTTGCAGGGGCATCTTGTCGCCGTCAGCCTTACCGAAGTAGGACTTGGCGGGCACCGACAGGCGGTAGATGTTGCCACCAATGTCGTTCTCCAGAGCCACGGCCAGACGCTTGCTGTAACGGCAGGCGCGGGACTTGCCGTCGCCGGAGCCTTCGATGTTCTGCTTGCAGGTAGCGCAGCTGGAGCTCTGCGGGCTTTCCACTTCGGCGTTGGGCTTGTCGCCTTCGGCAGACCAGCAGGTCGGCTTGATATCCTTGCCCTCTTCGTACTTCTCAGCGTAGAACGTGCGGGAGACGCCCTTGCTGGACGCAATCACCACGAGGTTCATGGCGCGATCTTCGTTCTTGGCCACTTCTTCGCCGCCAACCACCATGCGCCAGACACCTCCCTTGATGGAAATCTGTTTGCCGCCGGACGAACCGGCAATGTCTTTGGTGGTTTCATCTGCTGCTTCGCGCAGATAGTCGGGAACCATGGAACCGGATTGGAAGAGTGCGATGTTGCTCATAAAAATTTCCTTTGGATGGGAGGTTACTTAGTGGCCCTGCGGACCGTGACCGAGTACTTGGACTCGACGTTTACACCTGCGGGCATGGTGTCCGGGTTCTGTTGCAGGAACTCACTGAAGTTGCCTTGGTGAATTCGCCGCTCCAGCAGCTCGGGTGCATCATGCTCACGGATGAACTTGTACATACTGTCCCAGTCGCTGGTCCAGTAGCGTGTTTTGACGGATCGTGTGAACGACCCATGTGGGGTTTTGCCGCCGTCTTGGCCGGTGGCCTTGCAGATTTCCAGCAGTTCTTGTTCAATGATGCCCAACTGTTCGTTGAGCTCGTTGACTTCCTGCTCCATCTGCCGCTGCTTCATGTCTCGGGCGTCACGTATCTTGACGTAGACCTGAACGAGTTTGCTCGCGTCGCTCATTGTTTTCTCCTGTTGTGGGTGAAATTGTACATTGTCTAATTTAGCCGTCAAGCTCTTGTCGATACAATTCCACCAAATTCTGGTGCAGGTCGATTTTGCTTTGCAGCATGGTATACATGCGCCGCTCGACCGGGCTGCCTTGCAGGTGGGTGACTGTAACCTTGTTTGTCTGCCCGGCGCGGTGCGCACGAGCGTTCGCTTGTAGGTAGATTTCCGTAGACGACACCGGCCCCCACCAGACAACTTGGTCGGCGCGGGTCAGGGTGATACCGTGGGCAGTAGCCTGCGGAATCATGAGCAGCACTCGGGGGTTGTCCTCGGTCTGGAACTGCTTGATGATGTCAGCGCGCTGGGAGGCGGCGACGCCGCCGTGGATGACTGCCGCCGTGTGCCCGGCCTTGGCCATCTCGTCCTGCAGCATGTCCAGCGTGTGCCGGTAGGGCACGAACACCAGCACCTTGCGGTCGGTCGAGTCGACCACATCCATGAGTTCGCTCACGCGGTTGGACACGTCGAACTCCACCACGTCCTTATCATCCGTATAGACCGCACCTTGCGAGACTTGCAGCAGCTTGTTGAGCATGGACGCCGCGTTGACGGCCGTAATCTCTGAACCTGCGGCGATCGTCATCATCTGCTTGCGCAGCGCCTCGTAGTACTTGGTCTGCTGCGCGGTGAGCGGCACGTCGCGTGTGTTGTACAGCAGGTCCGGCAGGTCCAGACATTCATCCTTGGTGAACCGTATCGCCGGCTGCAAGACCGTGTGCACGATCTGCTGGGCCTCTTGGCGCGGCACCCACTTGTACTGCGTGAGTTTGATCATCACCTTGTCGCGGAACGCACCGAAGAACCGGGGTACGCCATCGGGGTTGACCATCTTGGCCAGACCGTATGCGTCGAGCGGCGACTGCGATGCCGGGGTACCCGTCATAAGCCACAGCCGGGTGGCGGGCTTGATCAGCGAAGCCAGCGCTTTCCACCGCTCAGTCGTCACGCTCTTGACGGCGTTGGCCTCGTCCACAATGATCAGATCAAAGCCGCCGTTCGCCAGCTCCTCACGCACGACCTTCACGCCGTCGAAGTTGATGATGACGAACTCGTAGTTGCCCTTGACCACAGCCTGACGCTGGGTGCGTGTGCCTTGCGCAATGGCCACCGTGCGGTGCATCACAGTCTTGAACAGGTCCGATCGCCACGCCGTCTCCATGATGGACACAGGACACACGATCAGCACGCGCTTGATGCGCCCTTGGGTCATGAGGTAGTCGGCAGCCCACGCCGCAGCAGAGGTCTTGCCTGTGCCGGCCTCGTTGAACACAAAGCATCGGGGGTTGAGGGTGAGGAACTCAGCGGTGGTGCGCTGGTGCTCGAAGGGGGTGTACATGCCGGGCCACTTGTACCGGCTGAGGATGGGGC